TCCAGCGGCTACATGACCCGCCCCTATGTTCGCGTTCAGGCCAGTCGCAGAAAGCCCCTGATTGGCAACAGACGCCAAGCGGTTCAGGTGGTTATTAACCTCGGATGATGTCAGATTACTGCGGAATCGTTCCAGCGCGGTAAGGGTTGACCCTGAATAAAGCCCGCCGCGTGCAGCGGCCCCGGCCTCAATTGTATCCCTGCCAGATTCAAGATTGTATCGATAAGCGTCACTGCCCTCAAATCCGGCGTAGCCTTCCGGCCTTTCACCCAGCCCCAAATCAGATTGATACGCGGCAAGCGCGTTTTCACCAGCCTCACGATACGGTGCGGTTGATTCACGGCCCTCGTCATAAATGCGCTCTGACAGTTCAAGTTGTCGCCCCGCAGCACGTTCCTGTGCCCGCGCGGCGCGTGAAGATGCAGACCCTTGAATAAGAGCCGATCCAAGTCCGATAAGCGCACTTAAGCAGATAACACACCTCCTTGGTTCTTGTGGAACCCATATTTTATTTCGGCTAGTTTTCTTGCGACCCTTGCGGCGGTCAAACACGTAAAGGACCCTATGTGTTTGGTCTTCCCGTTGGTTCGTATTTGCGCCACCCAGTTGTCGTTTTGACTGTGTTTGTGCACGCCAAAAACGCCGCTGATGTTTGACGAATACATAGAGCTGTTTTGCCTGTTTTCTTTTGGGGATACCTGTCTTAGGTTGCTGATGCGGTTATCTGACCGATTATGATTAATATGATCAATTTCACCACTAGGCCACTGTCCGTACATTATAGCCCAAATAATACGATGAACGGCGAACGAGCCAAATTCACACGTCACCCTGTAATACCCATTATTAATGGTTCCGGCCCGTTTCCCTGCCCATCTTTTGTTCCACGTCAACTGATTTGCCAAAGACCCGTTTCCAACATCCTTAAACATGGATACTGAACGACTGCGCCAATACAAATGACCGCTTTTGACGTCGTACCTAAACAAACGCTTCATTTTGCTGATACACATTAGAAAACTTTCCTGTAACAGATTTCATCACGGACATAGCCCATGCGTTCCAGATGTTTTCCTATTTTCGGGGTGTTTGGTCTGTAGGAAAACCGTATTTCATTTGCGCCCAATTCAAGCGCGGTTTTCATAAACTTTTTAGCCAGTGCATCGCCTTTACCATCTTTTGCCCACCAATACAATTCAAAACAGACATTCCACCCTATATTAACGGGGGACTGAGCCATAAACCCGGCGATAAAGCCGTTTTCAGAGACCATGACGATAGCGCGTTGGTTTTGTATCAGTTCTGATACAAACGCCGCAGCATCGCTTTCAATAAACTCCTGAGGCTGTTCTGCGGATGCGTGAAACTCCCACATCATCGCAACAATGCGGGGGATGTCATCCTTGGTCGCTGATTTCACCATTCTAAGGTTCCAGAACCACAATCCGATCTTCATGGTTTTGCAGTGAACTGATGATCTGCTGAAATAGTTTCCTTCCCGCCAGCGTCAGATTGCCGTTCTCATCAATCAGCTTTTCAATTGTTGGTACCTTGGCTTCTAAAATAGCCATTTTAGCTAACCCTCACATTCATTTGGCTGTAGATATTTAGGTCCGTTGCATCAGTCACCGTAACCCGAACAACAAAGTTGCGCTGACGGCCCAGCGCCCGCAACACAACGCGCAATTCCCTATCGCCAAGCGTTCCTGCCGATCTGGTCATAACATTGCCGAACGTCCTGCCGCCGTCGCGCGATAATTCAAACATGATTGTCGCCTCGGACGCGCTTTCACCAAATTCGCCAAGCAATTCCAGTTCGCTTATCGAAAACTGATTACCCTCAAGATACAAAGATGATGATGTCATCCAGCGTTTAAGTGGGTCCGTCACATCCGTATTTGCGCGGGTCATACTGTAAACCGTGCCATCGGTGGTGACGCAGTACCAAACACTGCTCCACGCCTTAACGGCGTCTATAACGTCCCATGCGGCAAGGTTTGTGCCGCTTGACCGCTCATGCCACAAGCCCGTGGCCATATCGTAAATCCATGCGGGCCTGTTGGCAAATCGAACGACGCAAAACCTGTGGCCCCGATCCTCGTAATAAAAACAGTGCGACGGGGTTTCGCCATCAATCGCTTCATTGACCGCCGGGGTTGATACCGCCCTCAACTGCGCATCTATGGTTAGATAGGCTACTTTGTCATCCCCGATGAAAAACAGCCCCTCCTCTGTTTTGGTGGCGAGGTTCGCCGCCAGAATCCCCGTTTCCAACGCGCCGCCTGTAACCCGCAAAAACGCATCTGCGCCCGAAAGCCCGGTGTTGTAAAAAACCTCTGTGGATGTTTGGCCAAAAAACCACGGGTAAAGCCTGTCTGTCATAACCCGCAACGTATCGTCGTTTTGGCTTTCATTGCGGGCAAAAAACAAAGCGTTCCGGGTCTCCGGGTCAGCCTGCGTGGTCCACTCAATGAAATCGCCGCCTTGTTCAGTCAAGAGCGTGTAGTGGTCCATAAGGCCAACGGTGCCAACGTTGGTTATTTTACCACTTCCCGGCGTTGATAGGGTGGATGTGTCTAAATTCCAAACATAGTAAGTTCCGCCCGCCGCGATTGTAATTAAGTCTCCGCTGCTGGAAATGGTGCTGATTACGTCATCCGTAATGGCTGCATGGTTTGTAACCGTGGCGTTTTCCTGCATTGAAAACAGCCTGCCGCCGCTGACCAGATAAATTCTGTTGTTGAAGAACTCCATCGCCCGCACAATTGGCTTTGACGTGGTCGCAAACGTCGCGCGTCCAAGCACTGATCGCAGGACAACGGGTCCCTTGGCATTCTGTGGCCCAGCCTCGGGATACACGTTCACGAGCCTCTCCGGGCTGTATCCAATATCATCCGCTGATCTGCTGGATTGTGTTACAAAATTGAGTGCCGGCATTTGTTACCTGCTATCAAAGAAACGCACGATTTCTTCCATGTCTGAGGCCAGCCATGTATCCAAGGCGGCTTTTGCGTCGATCTTAACCATAGCCTTGCGTTCCGCGCTGCCATACGTGTGGGCCAGCCTTGCGGCCAGATTTAGAATAACGGCGTCATAAGCCTCTGCCGGAATATCAATCACGTCATCTTCATCCGTGATGTCCTCATATTCACGCTCATAGGTGATTTCTATTGTTTCTGTGGTCACAGCCGCTTTGACGGGCCAAATGGTGAACACCGCGCTTTCTTTTTGACGGTTGTAATAATAATTTGTCGGGATTCCCGTGGTGGTTTTTGTCGGCAGTTCATCATATTCCTGCCGGTTCATTTGAAACATGGGAATTTCATTGCCAGACGTGTCTTTATATCTGGCGTTCAGTATTTTTATTGGGCGAACGGGTGAAAGTGTGTGATCCGCCGTGTTGGCAACAATTGTCAGGCTTTGCTCCGCCGTAAGGGATTGAAAATGTCCCATTGTCTGCCATGCCTTCATTAGGCGGCTTAGATGACGAACACCGTGCGCCATAGCCTCGCCGGTTGCGGACTGCCCAAGCGTTCCCGCCTCAATATCAAGCAGGGCGTCCTCTACAATGGTTCTGACGGTATTTGTTCCAGTTACAGCCATGTCAATCGTCCTTCAAAAGCCGCGCGTCACCAAATTCTGACCCGTCTAGCAATATCGCCCCGTTGTTTTCAAAAATCAGCAGCCCTGTTGTGAATACATCATCCGGTTCCGGCCTGACCCAAGGCGGTGTCTGCTTGTCTTTGCGGGCTTTTACAAAGTCTTGCGGGTGGCGAGCCTCCCAACAGTTATTCGTGCCGCCGCCCTTGCATGTGCGCAGGCCGTTCCATTCTTTGTGAAGGTTATCCCTGTGATACCGGAATCCGCAGCGGTCGCATATTACCGCGCTACTGCCGTGCTTATAAAAATCAAACGCGCCCATCACGCACCGTCCGTATTAGCCACGTTAGTAGCCTTTAGGCTTGCGCTTTTTTGTCGGTTTTCTTTTTGCCATGACCGCCCTTGCGCTTTGTCTGTACGCCGTTCTTTTTAACAAACGACCCAGCCACAAATTTTTGTTTCTTCTTTGCCATTGCAGACCTCATTTTATTGGGCGGCCCGAAAGCCGCCCGTGTCAGTCATTAACTGTCGATTGCAGGAAGAACGTACCCGGATGAGGTGATAACGCCACTTCCAAGGTTGTCAAACAAACCAAGTCCGTCTGCATCCACAAGAACCTCTGACGCTGTATCAGCGTGGGACGCCATATTGCCAATTGCAAAGCCCGTGTTGGTGGTCACATCGTTGTTCACGATAACATCAACTGCGGTCAACAGCGAAGAATATGCGTTGTTGCGGATCATCGCGTTAAGCATAATTCCACCAGTGGTATGCGTGATAAACGCCGTCGCGTTGGCGTGGTCATGCACAACCACGTTATCCTCGATCACCATGCGGGCAATATCGTTTGCAATCAGCATGAACCCGTTGTTTGCGGCATCAACACCAAAGGCGCGGCACGCA